GGCCGTCGTCATCGCCACCATCGCCAAGTGGAACCGCGCCAAGACCGGGCAACTGTGATGGCTGACATCCCCAAGGGCATCGAACGGATCGCCACGACCGTCCCGAAGCAGTACGCCCTGCTCCTTCTCCTGGACGGCTTCCCCTACGTCGAGCTCACGGCCCGCAAGCACGCCGACTTCCTGACCGACCTCAACGCGTGGAAGCGCAAGACCTACCCTTCCCTCGTCCGCTCGCAGGTCCGCTACTTCACGCTTGCCCCTAACGGCGAGATAAAGGAACTTACCTTCACGCCCGTCCGCCAATGACCAACCGCGACAATATCCAGAGACTCGTCGAGAAGGTCACCAGCGACCTCGCCATCGTCAAGTCGCTCGCCTCCCGGGTCGAGATGCACGTCGAAGACCTGTCGACGCTCTCCGACCTCGCTTCCGCTGCGCTCACCGAACTCAGCGTCTTCACCGATCACGTAGAAACCGCTGACGAGTCCGCCGCAGTCAAGCCTCTGCACGACCGCGTGCACGTGCTCGTCGTCCAGCTCCGCGTCCTCCGCAATACGCTCGAGGCCATGGAGAATGCCGGTGAAGCCGCCCTTGAGGACGTGCGCCGCATCTCCGCCTCCGTCGAAGAGTCCGCCCCAGAGGACGACAGCCTCTGAACTTTCCCACCAAAACCCAATAACATACCCATGCCCAACCTAATCACCGAACGCGTCGTCTATGACGGCATCCAAGCGCTTAACCAGTCCGGCGCTAAGGAACTGCTCAAGTCCCCCGCGCACTACCAGGCGTACCTCGCCCGCACCCGCGAGGACTCCAAGGCCCTCCGCGTCGGCACCGCCGTCCACAAGCTCGCCCTTGAGGGCCTCGACGCTTACAACGCCACCCACGCCATCGCCCCCGAAGTGGACAAGCGCACGAAGGAAGGCAAACAGGCTTGGGCTGAGTTTGCTACTGCTAACGAAGGCAAGGCCATCCTGACCGCCGAAGAGGGTGCTCTTGTCGATGCGGTCGCCAACTCCGCTGCGGCCTGCATGAAGGCCAACGGCATCGTCCTCTCGAAGACCGAGGTGATGTTCACCGCCTTCATTGGCGAGACGCTCGTCAAGTGCGCCATCGACGGCATCTCCGACGACGGCTACATTTACGATCTGAAGACTTGCGAGGACGCCAGCCCGCACGGCTTCCTTCAGTCCGTCCGCAAGTACAAGTACGCCCTCCAGGCTTACTTCTACCGCCACGCCGTCGAGTCCGCCTACAACTGTCGCGTCCTCGGCTTCCGCTTCATCGCCGTTGAGAAGGAGCCGCCCTATGCCCACGCAGTCTACGAGCTCGGACCTGAACTGATGACCGGCGCCGCGTTCGACTTCGAGAAGGCGCTGGCCCTCTACAAGGAGTGCACGGCCTCCGGCAACTGGCCCGGCTACCAGACCCAGATCACCACCATCGACATCGCCGCCAAGCCGACCGCCGCGACCAACATCAACTTCGCCTAATACCATGACCACCGAAAACGACCGCCCCCCGCTCACGTCCATCAGCACGAACGGCACCTACAAGCTGAAACTCATCAAGCCCAAGTTCGAGAAGGTGAAACAGTGGGAGGACGGCACTACGTCCTGCCGTCTGTTCTTCGTCGACGACAAGGGCTTCTGCCTGTCGAAGAACTTCTCCAGCAAGTACGGCAAGGCGCTCGCCATGCTCGTCGGCAAGTTCTCCGGGAAGTACACCAACGAGATCCGTCTGGACGCCACCCCCGCCGAGTTCCTTCAGTACCTGGAGCCCGCCTGCGGTCAGACCATCCTCGTCGGCGTCGAGGCCGAACCCAACGGCGAGTGGCAGGGCAAGCCCCAGTACAAGTACAAGATGACCTACCCGAAGGGCTCCCAGAAGCCGACCGTGCAGGACAACCCGCCCCCTGAAGGCGTCCCCTTCTAAAGCCCGATGAGCGACGCACCCACGCCGATGGCTCCTCCCACCCTTGTGCTCGTGTCTGGCTATGCTCGCGCGGGGAAGGACACCCTCGCTTCCGGCATCCTGGAGTGGTCCCAGCGACCAGCCGAACACATCAACTTCGCCGACGCCCTCAAGGAGGCCGCGAACAATTACATGGATTACCTCGGCCTCGATGGCGACTTCTTCAAGGAAGACTTCAAGGTCGATAACCGAGACTTCCTCGTCCACGCGGGCAAGTTCGCTCGGCGCATGGATCAGGACGTCTTCGCCCGCCACTTCGCCAACTGGTGCCCGGTCATGAAGCACCACGACCAACCCTCCCCTGAGACGGTCGTCTGCTCAGACTGGCGCTACATCAACGAGCTGCGCGTCTGCCAGGACATCCTCTGGGAGAAGGGCTGGAAGGTCCGCACCATCTACGTCGCCACCGCTGGGGTCGGCCCCGCTAACGACGAGGAACTGGACAGCATCGCCGAAATCCGTGCGTCCCACCTGTTCGACCAGGAGTACATCTTCAAGCCTAACGCCCGCAACCAGATCATGACCGAAGGCCGCAACCTCGCGAGGGCATGGAGACTATGAACGCCGAGACGCTCCTCTGGGCTCAGAAGGTCGGCATCACCCCCGAACGCGTGGCCTTCCTCCTCGCCTGCCCGAAGTACACCCGCACCGGGCGCAACGACAAGCCCGCCTACATCAAGGCCGAGAACCCGAACCACCATCTCCAGAAGCTAGGGGACTGCTACTGGTTCCGCCTACGCCGCCGTGGTACGGACATCGTCGAGAACATCGCCACCGACCTCGAGACGGCCCGCAAGCGCCGTGACGAGATGCTGGCGGCCTTCGACGCCGGCAAGCCCATCCCTTACATCAACGTCCGATGAGCGACTGGAAACCTATTGAGACGTGCAACGAAGAGGGAGGACTGATGAAGCATATGCTTATCGCCGTAATCAATAAAGACGGCGAATCCTTCATCGGATGGGTAGAAGATTGGGGGAAACTGGTAGTCTGCGACAACGAAGGGATGCCACTAAATATCAGTTCAGATTCAGACTTCGCGTTTTGGATGCCTCTTCCTAAACCTCCTAAAAAATGAGCACACCTACCCGTTTCGTAGCCTTCGGCGACAACCACGGCGACATGGCCGACGAGAACGCCGTCGAGGCTCTCTGCGAGTTCATCAAGGACTACAAGCCGACCGTCCGCGTCCACCTCGGAGACTGCTTTGACTTCCGATCCTTGCGCCGTGGAGCCGGGCAGGATGCCGAAGGCGCTGAGTCCCTCATCTCCGACATCGAGGCCGGTGAAGCCTTCCTTGAGCGCACGAAGCCAACCGTCTACCTGATGGGCAATCACGAGCACCGTGCCCAAGCCCTCCAGCATACCTCCGGCTCCGCCCTGGTACGCGACTATTGCGCCGACCTTGAGTCCCGCATCCGCACCGCCGCGAAGAGCTGCGGAGCCAAGACCATCCTCCCCTATCACGCCGAGAAGGGTGTCTACCGGCTCGGGCAGGTCGCCTTCATCCACGGCTACGCCCACGGCCTGAACGCCACCGCCGAGCAGGGCAAGCACTACGCAGACCGTGGCGGCGCTCTGATCCACGGCCACACCCACACCCTCGCCCAGGTCAACCTAACCAAAGCCGAAGGCGGCGCCGCGTTCTCCGCTGGCTGTCTCTGCCAGAAGGACGCCATGGCCTACGCGTCGCACCGCCTTGCGACCTCACGCTGGGGCTCAGGCTTCGCCGCAGGCTGGGTAGACGGCAAGGACTGGAAGGTCTGGCTCGTCCACCGAGTCGGCAGCCGATGGGTCTGGACGACTGACCTGAAGGTGTTCACCCCGAAATCCAAATGAGGCGCTTCGACCCTCTCGCCCTCATCAAGGCGCTACGCTCCGAAGGCGACATCCCCGCCCCCAAGGGCTGGTTCACCGTCGAGCAGATCCGCGAAGAGCTGCGGATGTCCCATACGCGCAACGCATCATCCCGTGCCCTTGACCTGTACCGCCGCGGCCTGCTGGAACGTCAGCCCCATCAATTCAAGGCGAAGACCGGGCAGTGCCATATGGCTTACGTCTACAAGCCCGTCCCGCCCTACCGCACAATCGCCGAGGCCGCGACCCGCGTCTTCGAGCACCAGGAGGAAACCGTCCCCAAGGGCTGGGTCCGCATCGTCGACGTCGCCGTGAAGGTCAAACTCTCCGACGTCTCCGTCCGCACCCGCATCGCCCGGGCAGGACTCAAGCCCCGTTACTTCAAGACGCGTCGAGGCATCATCGGCATCCACCGCAACGCCTACTACCTCGAGAGCGCCGTGATGGCCCTCTTCCGTTAAAGCATATTGACCTCGGGCACCCACGCCCCCATCCCCAATCCCTCTTCTTCCATGACTCCTCCGAACAACGTGCCGGCGGAACGCCACCTCCTCGGCGTCCTCCTACGCGAAGCCTTCCCGCTACCGGGCGACCTCAAGCCCTCCGACTTCTTCGAGCCAGCCCATCAGGATATCGTCTCCGCTATGCTGTCCCTCGGCGCCGACGGCATCATCGCCGACGAGCTGACGGTCAGCCAGCGACTCCGCGACATGGGCTCCCCTATCGACGCGGCCACCGTCTCGCTCCTGGTCAGCGATGTCGGCCAGTCCACCTACCGACCCGAGCACGCCGACCTGATCGCCGACACGGCCATCCTTCGCCGTGCCCTAGACGCCGCCAAGCAGGCCACCGACCCCGACACGCTCCTCGACCATTATGCCACCCTCGCCGAATCCCGCAAGGGTCGCAAGAAGGCCGGAGGTCCGCAGCGGATGGACTTCGACGCCCTGCTCTCCTTCGAGCGCAAGG